TATCGTGAATTTCTTCTTTAAATTCAGGATCTTCTCTAAAAGCAATAGCCCAATCTTCTTCTGAATTTAATCCGTAATCCGGGCCATACTTAAGAATAAAATCTTTAATTTGACTTTCGTGCAAGGGAACTCTTTGGGCCTTAAGCTTTGGTCGATCGTATTTTCTGTACTCTTCTTCAGCCTCAAAGATTTCCTCTTTAGTAGCGCCGGCACGAATCATCTTTAGCTTTTGTATATTGAAAAGCATATCAGAAACATACTCAAGAATTAGTTTTAGGCCCGTACGAGCTTTGCCCCATTGACCTCCCTCATATTTAACATCCCATTTATTCTTTTGAAGAGGATCTAGAAGCGCAGAAACTAGCATCATTACCTCAGGAAAATTGACACCATTGCGCGTTTCCTTCATCTGAGATTGAATTGCCCTCTTAATAGACTTTAACTTTTTCTCCATGGTAGAGAGATCCATGTCGTTAGCGCCTTCCTTGATTGCATTAATAGCATCAACAACCTTTTTAACGAGAGCAAATCCCTCCATTACCATATCTTCTTCTGGCGTATCTTTAGTTTTCTTGGGGTTAGCCTGCCAAGCTGCACGAAGGATATTAAATTTGATATTTGGCAATCTCCAAAGTTGTTCAATGGATCTGCGAATATCTCCTTCCAGAATTTCCGCCTCTCCAGCGATCTTATATTTATGAGCCAATAGCTCACCTAATCTAACTATTCTCATATAGATCACCCGAAAATTTTAGAATTATTGAAGATGGCTCCTTCGTAAGTCTCATCCATTCCTCTACGGTAAAGTGGGCAGCAGTTTCCGTATTTATCCTGATAAACCTTGTGAACTGGTAAACCAGTATGAGAACAAATTGGATGCTTACTTGTAGAGGTCTTAATTATGCGAGAACACTGGCTGGCAGCTTCCTTCTTGCCGGACAAGCCCTGCATCAATATCTGGAATCCAGTGGCGTACGCCTTCGTATCACCAGTGTTGGCTAGAACGTTAAGAGCATCTTCTGCTTTAGCGTTATTACCCTCAGCAAGAGCCTCTCTTAAGTTATTTAGAATGTCACTTGGCTTGAGACCAAACAATGGAGAGGCAGAAGCAGCGGCCTTAAAATCTGTAGCATTATTGACATAAAGTTCATTAATACCTTCTTTATTAAATGGGGCGACTGAACCATTGCACAACATAACGCTTGGCTTAACTACTTTACCATCAGCAAATTTGACTGGTACTGTGAAACCAATACGACCAGCATCTAAAGCAACACTAAAGAATACGGTAGAATCATCATTCTTAGCAACGGTTACCTGAGGGTTCTTATGCCCGTATCCAACCAATTCACGAACAATGTGTTCCCTGGCAATCTTGACCTTATCGGCTCCGAATTGCCAAGAAGCTTGACCGTACGCAGAAGTAAATTGCTTTTCAAAAGATACGAATTCATCGTATTTTGGAAGTTCAACATCCTTTTGAGATGCTTCGTCAATTTTTTGTCCAACGATCTGGTTCTGGAAGAATTCTGACTTACCTTGACGAGAAGCAGTAAGTTTAGTTAGCGCAATTTCCGCATCACTAATTTCGCGATTCTCCGAGGCGGTCTTAGTTAGGACAGATAAGATACCTGTGCCATTGAGTCCAACTCTACTACCAGCTTGGGTCGTTAGGTAACCTTTGATATTAGTGTGATTTAAATCTTGTGGTCCAGTATTTCCCATGAAAACGGAGGCTTCAACTATAGTATTTTTATGAACTTCAACTGGAATGTACAGGCTCGTGATGCCTTTTGGCGTTTCATAGTCAGCCTTGATTACCAGGAATTTTTCGTTGCCATCATCCACGGTTAGGGCCGTTGGCGTTAGATTCCAGGCATCCAAAGTGCTAGCTACTGAGGCCAGTGCTTTATTAGCTAACTTTTGGGAGTACATCTTTAATGGAGCTTTTTTATCAAACACACTAGTAAGTGCATTTGCTAAAACTGAATCACCTACTTCAAAAGCATTTACCTCGGTAGTCTCATCACGCTCAAAAATCTTAGGGGTAGGAAGACTATCAACAGCACCCATTTCGTCTTGGAATAGTTCCGCGAACTTGGTGTTGCGAGAATACAATTTGGTGTAAAGCGCCTTCAAATCACCCTTACGAATGAACAAAGTATTATTAGCAGCCATCTTCTCAATTACTCTGGACATGGCTCCAATGGTTTGATCGTCTGGGTAGGCATCAACAGCCTTGGCTAACTTTGCCGCTAGGATTGGAGTAGCAATTCTCTCATTTTCTTCCACTGACTTAGCCAGAGAACCTACTAATTGTTGTATTTTGTCGAGGCTCATTTTTAAGCACCTATTCTAAGTGTTATACTAACTCTGGGTATTTCTCTAATACCAATTTTTTAGTTGATTCTGGTAACTCATTTAAAAGAGCTTTGACTAGCTTCTTATTGGTAGCCAACTTGGAAGGTAGATATTCCGGAACTTTTGAAAGTTCTGTTTTTGGAATTCCCAACTTGCTGGACGCAATACGAACTAGAGGATCGTCCTTATAATACACCTGTAGGTCACCAGACGTTTTGGTTAGGACAACCTCCCAATCACTAGCCGTCTTTTGCTCTTCTTCAGGTTGGTACAAGGCTACAATGTACTCTCCGTCATCGGCGCTCTGAACCTGCCATAATTCGGCAGCCTTATCACTATCCTTAAATCTTACAATGTCAAAAGCAACGGACTCAAGGCGGTCTTTCACATCACTAAGTCTATAAGCTTTCTTGTAGATTTTGTTTTCCAAACCCGAGTAATCTATCGAAAATTTTGACATTACATCTCCAGTTGAACAGAATATGCCTACTATAGATAAAGAAATATTGATACTATTATAGACTTTATTTTAGCGCCAATGAAGGCAAACAAGCCATTTCATTAGCAAAAATAAAGGCATGCCTTTATACGAAGACATGCCCTACATATTATAAATTTTATATTACCAGCGCTCTTCTCTTAGATCTCTCATTTTCTCTAAGATTTCTTTTATCTTATCATCGTTTTCGATGATTTTACGAATTTTCTTGCGGGCTCCACCGTAGATCTTCTTGCCATTCTTATAATCTACATTACCATTCAAAGATTTAGTAATAGAGCTTTGGTTGACGTTAAGCATCTTGGCTATTTCCATTTGGGTGTATCCATCAGCATACAGCATAATAACTTCTCTTTGTCTTGGAGTTAACTGCGTATCAACCACACGCCAGAACTCCTTTTTTAGCCGCTCTTCTAATTCAATTAGGTTTTCATTATATTCGAATGGATTAAGCCTAGCCGAAATGCTATCTTCATTACAGAAAGACTCTAGCATATCATTTGAACAAACTGTTTCTAATAGCACCCACTGATAACGATCAGAGCGATTCTGTCTTTTATTCATATTGCCTCACTAAAGTTTAGTATTATGCTTTAACAATATTTCTCTAACTGTAGTTTTACCACAGCAATACTGTTTAGCTAATCCGCTACGACTTAATTTACCAAGCGAATATTGACTACATATTTCCATCTCTTGCTCTAATGAAAATATTTTCTTACCATTAGAATGACTCGTATAATTTGATTGTCTTATTTTTATATTATTTATTTTTAAGATATCAGCTATTGTAGTTCTAGGACAATCAAATTGTTTTCCTAAACTATATGTCGATCTTTCATTCTCAACATATAGTTGACATATTTCTTTTTCAATCTCTATCAAAAACCTTCTTCTTGAAGCTTATGGTTTATTTGCATTTATCTTAGATATTTTAGTCTTCTATTCTTCTGAAAACTTCTTACCACCGTCACCTCCTGAAAGGAGCATTATACCCGTAAGAGAATTTATATGTATTGAAATATGCGATATACTCTATTTCCCCAGTTAACATGGCTGCTTTAGTGGGGCACTCTTCAATTATTATAATATCAAAACTATTTTTCCGTATTTCTGATTGCTTTATAAAAAGCGCATAAGGAACCTTCATTCATTTTAGCGACATGTTTTGTAATCTTATTACAATCTCTTTTGGGGCTGAACCTACATACATTTTACCATTATATTTATTTGGTGACAACATAAACTTGATACATTCGATTCCTAGTTAGATTTAGTAATCTAGATAGAAATATATCAATATAGGGCGGGAACTTTATCCCTCGACAACAAAGGAGACTGTATCTTCCCCACTTTTAGTAAAGTATTCATCTATGTCTTTGAAACCTTCCGGTAAATAAAAATTCTGAATATTGGCTAATTTGCCAAACTTTTCGACAATGCGCTTTCTCCCCTTTCTCCCTGCTTCATCATTATCCAACAACAAATAGATATTATCGGTGTATCTGCTGATGACGGAAAATTGATAGGAAGTCATATGGGAATTACCCAAAGCAACAATATTAGTAAATCCTTTCTCTACTGATTTAATCACATCAAATTGACCTTCAACAATATAAACGCAGTTTTGATCTATAATAGAGTTTTTATTTTCATATAATCCAAATAACAGGTTACCCTTTTTGAATTGATTGGTTTCCGCGGTATTTTTATACTTAGGAATTTCTAAAGCCTTCCATTCAAATTCAGAGAGGACCGTACGCCCTATTAGGGCTACCACATTTCCGTAAGTGTCACGGAAGGGTAAAATTAAAGGATGATTCTCGAAATAACAGAAGTTAAGACTCCTTGGACCCAGAGAATCTGCAATATCTCTAGAATAGAGAAGTTTTGATTGACGAAGGCAGTCTTCGCCCACCATATCTAACAAAACCTGAATTTTTTGAATATTCGGAAAATACCCAAATTGAAATAATGACTGACTTTGTTCAGTCAGCCTAGAGTCGAGGTAATTTCTACAATCCTCCGCATCTGGAAAATGAGTTAACAAATACCTACAAGATTCTACAATTTTGTCTAGCATAATCCTCTTTAAACGTCCTTATCGATCTTTCGAAGCTTATCCTTTAGCATGTTCTTGAATATGGGACTCAAATTATCAAGGGGCTGCAAACAGGCTCCGCAGACTATATCGTCCTGGACTAGCTTGGGACGCTCTTCTCGCCCGCAACGCGGACATTTGACGGAAAACGATTTAGCCTTCTTTTTTCTAAATTGCTTCATCGCCTTCATTTGAACTTTAAAAAAGGTCGTAATGTTAGTAATTTCTCGGTCACAAACAGAACAATAAACTTTATTATCTTGAGTATCTAGACACGGCTCTTGTATTTGACCGCAACCTTTATTAGTACAATAAATATAAAAAGCCATAACTATCCTTCATTAGATAATGCGTCGATAAGACGATCAACGCTTTCCGGATAATAAACATCCAGAACGACCTTATGATCACCCGTACCATTAACTCCTAAAGATGGAATAATAATCTCATCTTTATTTCTGGTTTTAGGTTTAATGGTTACTTCTTTTTCTCCCATAATGGTTTTGACAGTCTTATTACAACCACGCAAAGCCTCTAGTAGTGAGATTTGCAGCTCAGATATAACACAATTACCATCTATACGCAGACCCTTTTCAGGCGTAACGGTTAAGTGTAAATGAATGTCAGTATGCTGTTCAAAGGGACCAAATGAGCCAGCAAAATTTCCCATGCCACCTATTCGTAGAACATTGCCAGTCTGAACACCTCCAGGAACGGATACACTAATAGAAGCCTCGCCTGTAACTACTCCGGTCGCATTACATGTAGAACAGGGCGATACAGGCACTTTACCATAACACTTTGGACAAGTTTGGCTGAAAATCATATTCCCCCTTTGGCCACGAATTTGGCCAATACCACCACACTTATCACACCCATTATTTTGAGGAATTTCACCTTGTCCTGAACAATCCCTGCATTTAGTTTTACGAGTGTATTTTATCTCTTTCTTGCAACCCAAAACAGATTCCTTGAAAGAAAGCGTTGTGTGGAGATCAATATTCTCCGCCACCACCACCGCCCCTCCAAAGGGATTTTGGTTACGGGCTTGCCAATAGAGATTATCTTGGTCAGTGCTTTTACCAGAGGAAACGACCTGGTATGCCTCATTGATTTTCTTGAACTTATCTTCCGCCCCAGATTCTTTGTTAACATCAGGGTGGTACTTTTTAGTAAGTTCACGGTACCTCTTCTTGGCCTCTTCCGGAGTGGCGGTTTGAGGTAGTTCTAAGATTGAGTAGGCTTCCTTTAAATTCATTTCTTTTTAACCTTACGCTTCGTTTTTCCGGTCAACACAAAGGCATAATATAACGCCACAGCTATACCGTCCGCAATGTCGTAACTTTCGACCTTAATATTGCCATTTTTATTAATTTCGTAAGGAAACGTAATTCCTAAATGTTTGGCCACAAGTTCCGGCATATCTTCTTTTTTTGGAAGGTCTTTGCCCGTTTTTAGCCCGTGCCTGATCGTCATGACACTGAACAACTCCGGGGAACGCTTCAAATAATCATAGGCACATAATCCAATCATTCTATTAAATGATGTTAACATTATAATTGTTTTAGCCGTACTTTTGCCTTGCATAAATTGCACAATATCTTCAATTGCAATATAATCAGGTTTAACTTTTTTAATTATGGATTCAATTTTATCTCTAGTATCAACTATTCTTTCTATAATAGTTCCTGTTTTACTAGGTTTAAGATAAGAGGCTTTTTTAAAACGAATATTTGTACCATCAATTTCTAATACACAATATCCTATAGTTGTGGAAGATACGTCAAATCCAAGTAATGTTTGTGGCATACTTGGAATATATCCATAAAAATATAAAAAGAGCCAAGTATTACCTTGGCTCTCTTTTGCCGTTTAGCTTTTGAGCTTTTGAGCTTTAGGCATTGCCACTATAAGCTGGAAAGGATTCATCCAAATCCTCGTCATCAGTCATACTGACTGGGGCGATTTTAGGAGCGGCAGTAGCAACTTTGGTAGTAGCTGGAGCGGTGGCTGCGGAAGCAGCATCGCCTAAACTCATGATCCTATCAATTCTCTTCTGAACCTGATCAGGGGTCAAAGGGGTTACTCTACGCTTCAAGTCTTCTAGATCAGCATCGTCCTTGATCTTTTGATCAGCAGCAGACAATGGCTCCTTGGAGATTGGTTGTACGGAGTAATAGCCGGTGGCTCCGCCGTTCTTATCAACTACGATATCAATATCGTACTTGGTTGGGTCTCCCCAACGCTGAGTGTTTCTTGCAAGCTTTCTAATCTGAGAGAAAACTGCGAAAGAAATATCTAGAATCTTATAGGTTCCGGACTTGCGACTGATAACTCCAATCAACCAACGTGGCTTGGCCTTTTCGCCATCCGCGCAAAGTGGACAGCTACCATGAATCGAAGAGCAACCTACCTTTTGTCCAAAGTCCCTTGGGTTGTTTGGGTCCTTCTTGAACTTGTGAACCAAATATTGGTAAGGTTGAGTAACGAGTCTCATCTCGTTAGAACCCTCCTCTAATCTCAAAAACAGATCTTTGTTGTTATTCTTCTTACCGTTATCAGAACCAACGAAAACGTCATCATTCCAAGAAATTTCACCAAATGTAGTCATGTTATTCTCCTGTTATTTATCGACCTGTACACTGCGGTACTTTTATATTAACAATATCGACCGTTATTTATCTTTGTACATTAGCGTACGAATTTAACGAAACGAGTGCGACTATGATCCGTAGTTCTCCCAAATTTTACGCCAATTCCTCGGTTTCGAAGTCGGTTAACTACTTTATTGATTACTACTCTGAGCCCAGATGGAGAGTTAGGAAGAAGAGTTCTTTGATACCTACTCAACACTCGGTTGAGGCCGGTCGCTAAGTTCGTCATCGTTCCAGTCCATGCAGATTCATTTTGTTTTTCTATGAAAGAAAGAATTCCACGAAGAACCACTTCTTCAACTTTATTCCTTCGATCAGTCTTACTAATAGATGCCATTTTATTGCTCACTTTCTAATTTATTTGATTAATGTTGAAGGCTTATTTGCATTGAAAACAAGATTTCTAATACTTTGTACTCGATGCCACGGGAACATTATATCGAGAATGGATTCTTTAGCAGTCGAAGATAAAATTTCATTAAACTTCTTAATGGTTTCTTCTTCCGAAAATTCGGAAAAGATTCCCTTGACTTGAATGAATCCGTTCAGTAAATCAGGTTTATCCACCGCAATAAAAATGCTTAGGGATTTATTTTTGGCGACGGGGTCCGTTAGCACCACTAAGTAGGATGGTTTCTTGGAAACATTACCTACCTGAGGGAGGACAACCGAACTTACGACAAAATCTTTCTCAGGCATCTTTCTTACCTTTCTTACCTTTCTTATCTTCTAGGGAAGCTTTCTTGGCTTCCTGTTCTTGACGCTTCTGCTCTAGTTTAGAGGCTCGGGCAGCGGTAATCTTTTCGAGCAACTCATCTGCGAATACTGGATCATTTTCAATAGCTTCGCACAGTTTAGGAAAGCCTACCCACTTCTTATCGCCATATTCATAGGTGACAGAAGAAGTCATCTTAATAATTTCGTAGTCCTTGGCAAGTTGCGCTATTTCTTCGTTTCGGCCAACTACGCCAACTCGGAAATCCACTTTAAACTCGCACTTACGCGGCCACGGACCGAACTTCGATTTCTCGATAGTCGCATATATTACGTGCCCAACCTTCTGCCCTTTCTCATCAAAGATTTGCTTATCTTTGGCGTTTGCAGCGGTAAAATAAATATTAGCTGACAAAAAGTGGCTATAGCTATTTCCGCCCGAGAACGTGTGGTCAGATCCGTAAGGATCCATTCCGTCCTTCTTGTGGTTGATAAAGATAAATGGAACCTTTGCCTTATTTGCTTCCAAAGAAAGCTTACGCAAGGTGGTCGTCAAGAATCTAGCTAGTAAGGAAACATTCATCTTACCAACTCTAGAGACATCTTCACCCGGAGGGATGATGGCTCCGAGAGAGTCTAGAACAACCATATTGATGTTTATATCGCCGGCCAAAACCAAGTCAAGCAATCCGTCCTTAGTTTTGCCAACCAACTCATGCGTCTTCTTATCTTCCTTGGGAACACCCAAGATCATTTCGAAGCATTTACGACCTACTACCGCAGTCTCTTGCTCAACCATAATGAGTCGAGACGTATCGACGCCAAGTGTTTCGGCCCAGTTCGGATCAAAAGTTCCTTCTGCATCAATCCACATCTGCTGCGCATCTGGATCATTTTTCTGAGCTTCTTTGACTGCAAGCATTGCCATCAAAGTCTTGCCAGATCCACTTGCGCCATAGTACTGAAAGATTCTGCCCTTGGGTAGGTTTCCTGATGAAAGAGCTTCGTCTAGGAGTAAGGAGCCTGTGGAAGTTCCCTCAAGTTTTTGACCCACAGTCTCGTGGGCCATTCTGAAATCCAATTGTTCTTCAGAATCTGAATAGCTTTTAAAAAAAGCTTCTAATTTATTAGACATTTTATCTCCGATTATTCGTAGCCTTCGGGAATCTTATCACCTATCGTGCCCTGACTATATCCAACGATCGTGCGTCGTAGTCCCTGCGCAATATCTTTAAAATGATGGTGCGCCTTGATCAAAATTTCATATTTTCTCTCAAGAAACAATTTGCTTCCTTTAGCTTCTGCTAATTTAATCTGCACTGCTTCTACTTCGGGCGATACATCTGCTGCCCATTTCTTCATGTCTAGAGTAGTCCTAGCTCCATCCGAAGCCTTATACTCTAAAGACACTTTATTTTTAGTGCTTGCTACTTTTGTTTCTAAATATCCGACCGTCTTTGTCAATTTACCTAGATACTCTGTTAAAATATCTGCTCCTCGTAATGCTCTTTGTTGCAACATCTCGGCGTGAACCAAGTCAATTGCATCAGTATCCCTAAGGTATTCCAACACTTGCTGAACTTCCGAAAGATCAAAGTTTTGAAAATCTGTCTCTAACTCATTACCTAATAAATCACCAAGTCTTACTGGTTGACCCATAACTTACTTCCT